GATCAATAAGCAGTAAATAGAATTATACCTCTAGGGTGGATTAATTATTTCTAAGCAACCTTAAACATACAAGGAAAATAACGCCCATTTGCTTAGATGCCTGCTACCCCTACACATGGTTAATAGTACAATGTGTAAGGAACTTTTTTCAAGAACTACATTGAACAAGTAGGATAGCAGAACCAAACGCTATTTCGCAGTACTTACGATTCTTATTCCCGGGATAGTAGCAGGGTATACTAATTTTATGGAGAATGTTGGCAAGATGAACATTTCCGTGACTCACTGGGGTCGGATGTACTCTCGTTGAAAGTTACGTCTAGTGTCAGGAAGCTAGAATTTTCTCATCAACCTCTAGAATCCTACATGGATATTATCAAAAGGCACTTAGGTATGGGATAAAAGAGGGATTTACAACTAAACAACGTAAATATGCTTGTAAACGGTTACAGTTAAAACGTAGAATAGATGAATGAGAAATATGACTTGCAAAGTTTCTTTAACATGAGCAAGATCAACTAATAAATGGTGATGTTGGAAAATCAAGTCCACAACAAGGTGATTAATAACAAATTAGTGAAGAGTCAAAACATGGTAGAACTGTAAGATTACTTCGTGAACAAGCCGTGGAAAGCTATTAAGGATTTACCTACTCATTTACCTTTTAGCGAATAGTACAAGAACTATCATACTGAGTCACTTCCCAGATTACAGTGGTATTACAAGTAAAATATCGGTAGCTGCATACACAATGGTTAGCTACAGACACCTCTATATTCTTGCAAGAACGTCGTCACCGGCTGGACTAACTCTAATATAAATTATGAGTTCCATTCGAAGACTGTTGACAATTTGTTCTATGGGCTATATCATAGGTTTTTCGCTTCTCATCTATACGTTGACGAAGAACAGGTAAACAAGTTTAAGAGCTTTTGTAGTGGCTATACATCAGACATAGTGAGGAAATTAGACAAAGTAGATTTCAGTTACGTACTAGACTACAACCCTATCAAGGACATAAATACTAGGGAAGGATTTTCATAAGGAAAGAAAGATAATTATATCAGGTAGCTAATGAGAGAAGTTTAGAAAAGCTACATATCTCCAGGATCTTTCTAAACTATGTTGAAAGGAGGGGAAATTTACAACACGGAGGCTATCAATGTCAGCAATAATATTATCAATAATGTTTCAGAGAGGCCTAGAACTATTTGTAACCCCAGTAAGTAGTACTGTGGGTTGTTAACTCTTATTCAGAAGCTCTTCTGGCCTGCTCTAAAATAAGTAATGCCAGGCTTTATTCAAGGATTCAACAAGAAGTAACTTCAAAAACTTTTTACTTCTAAGGTTTCTCCTAACATGTTTAGCCATTCTATTGATGGGAGTGCATTTGAGAGCACTTAACATGTAGTACTTAGAGAGATAGCAATAGACCCAGTGACTAAAAAACTAGTTGGAAAGATATTCGAGAAGTTAAGGTAGAATTTGTGGTTTTAAAATAATGTTAAGGACATAGACCATTTGTAGCAATCATTCTTAGATTAAGCACTAAATCATAGGAGTTTGATGTTCGTGTAACTACCAGGAGTTGAATTGGAGAAATGGCCCCAAGAAGTTTTAAATGTTTTCAGAAGCACGATGCCTCAGTATTGGTAAGATCAACAACCATGGTTGAACTTCATGTACTATGACATAACGGGTATGACTTTTAGTGGGCATCCGTTCACCACATATTTTAACACTAGTGCTTCCTTAGCTTACGGAAGCTTCTATTTGTATGACTCAGGACTGCATTTGTACAAGCACTTTATGTGGGCAGCAGGAGATGACTTGGTGATATGGCACGTTTAAGACGTGTCAGAATGCATATTACTACATACCAGTCAAGATAAAGATAAAGGGCGTATAGGTTTAGGATAATGTGTTAAGGAAGTAATAGTTTCAAAATTCGATGACTATGATTTCTGTTCAAAGTGGGTTTTTGAAGGTAGATAGTGGAGAGACTACTCTAAAGTGCTCAGTCAAAAAATGACTTATAACAAGAAGAATCAACAAATAATAAACGATCCTTCCTTGCATGCGTTAGCTATATACTAAGGAGTACAGAGCGAACATTCCTCCTTGTTGGTGGAGGAAATATGCAAGTAGAGAGTATTGTCATTAAGAAAAACTTTGAAGGTAAATGCTCAATAGTAAATGCTCATAAATAAATAAAACACTTATGCCTTCAGAGAAGACCGAGATAATAACAAATACATAGATGAATGCTACATCAATCATAAAATCG